ATACTTTAAGGTACTCCTATTGAATTGATCTTCCTTGTACCTATTGAGTCCCTTTAAGATCGATAAGAAGTCCTTTAAACTACCTCTACGGAGATGCGGTATACTTTCCGATACTACGCTTATCTCTTTTCCTTCGTTTTTAATAGCGTAATCGATTAGGATAAGTAAGATACAAATTGTTTTCCCGGCGGAGGTTCCGCCTCTTACAACCTTGATCCTATTATCTAAACTTCTTAATTTCGTTAATGCCTTGGTTTTTTGAACCCGCATTAATCAATAAAAAGAGGTAAGTCCTCGTTGATAGTAATATCTCTAGTTTCTTTAGGCTTTCCTAAATAGTAATTAAGATATAGAGTTACCCATTTGATATCCCCGGATTTAACTCCTTCCGATAAAGCGGCAAGCGCATCGTCCTCTAAAGGGCTTAATCTTTCTACTAGTTTTATCTCTTCGGACTTAGGTTTCCTTCCGGCTCCTTCTCTAGCTCCTCCGTTATTTATTCGATTATCCATATTGAAATAGATTGTTTATTCAATTATATAATAAGATTTTTAAGTTATTGTTAATTTATAAACCCGTATCTAGTATAAAATTGTTCTCTTTTACTATGCTCCTCCTTTAATTTTTTCAACTCTAAGGCGAGTCCTATATTCTCGTTTAACAATTCTTTATGCCTATGATTCAACCTACTAAACTCTAAAGCTAGTTTTTGGTCTACTTCTTTAATTAAGTTTCTATCCGTAGCTATAGACTTAAACTCTTCTACTTGCTCTACAAGTAATCTATATCTTGCTTTTATAGTTCGATCGGTATCAATCCAATTACTTAAGGATTTAATTCCGTAGAATACGCTAGCGTGGTCTCTATTAACGGTTTTACCTATAGCCTCTAGGCTTAATCTTGTATTGTCTCTTACTATTTTATAATACATTGCTCTAGCCTCAACGTAGTTTCTTTTCCTAGTATTTCGAGTTATATCAAGTTCGTAAAATTCTTCTACTAGTTTTTGTATTGTTTCTTTATTCATTTTTATCTATTATTTTAATTAAATCTTTTATTGTTAAATATCCGCTTTCGTGTATTGCTTTTAAAATACCGGCGCAAGCCTCGTACTCTTCAAGCTCCTCGTAGTCGTCGATAGCTTCCTCTAATTCCATTATATTTTTACCGTTTGCTATATCTACTAAGGCTAAAAGATAATGGTCTCTTATTTTATCGTTGTTCACTCAATATTACTTTTTTTAAATTCGCTTAGATTAAATATTACTCTTGGGGATTTTCCTTTTGTTTGATAATATTCGGTTCGCATTAATTCTCTTAAGTCTTGATGGTATACCAAGTTATCGGTTAAGCATCTAATAAATAGGTAAGGTATAATCCCGGTCTTATTAAATAGTTCTATCCTTGCGGTTATTTGCCACATTGGTAAGCCGTGACCGTCAAACGGAGGAGCTAAATACTTTTCTTGTGTTTTAACCTCCGCGCAGTAGTATTGATTGTTATAGTTGAATATTAAGTCGGCTTGCATAAACCTTATATTCTTTTTACTTAGTAATGCTCTTATTTGGCTTTCTCCTTCTAGTCCTATTTTAATTTGTTTTAAATTATCATCGAACCAATTTCTTTCTTCTATCTCTCCGAATATATTTATTTGTTTCATTGTTATTTTTTAAAAATTAATACGTTTTGATGTACTTTAGTCAACTTTTGATTTCTCATATTACGTTCTGCTCTCATACTTGCACTTGCAATAGCATTTAATAATATAGCTTCGTTATAAAACTCCATACCACATTTTTTAAAGGCTCTTATCGTATCCGGTACAAAGCCTATATAGTTTCCTTTTTTATCTCTTACTTCTCCTACTACAAAACAAGCGTAACCGCCTTTCTTTAATAGTTTGCAGCTTTTAGCTATTATACTCTCGTAAGATTGCATAAAATTAGCGTAGGACATATTAGATATATCTCCTTCTAAATCGCTATATACCTCGAGATAAGCGTAAGGAGGGCAACTAAAAACAAAATCAAACTCTTTATTAAAGCTATCTAGAACTTTATCGCTATCCCCAACGTACCAGATAGGTTGATTTTCAATATCTAGAATTTCAATAGCTTGATCTCTATTGCAATCTATTTGCTCTTGCCTAATATCTATCCCGGTATATTTATAACCTAAGTAGTTAGCAACTATTCCCCGAACGGATCCGCCGGCAAAAGGATCTAATATTTCTTTTCCGTTTATACAAAACCAACTATATAGCAATTCGCAAAGAGCAGGATCAAATATAGATGTATTAAGCTTAGTACTTTCCTTGTCGTAATACTCTTCTTTGTTTTTGTAAGATTTAGTTCCCATATTATATGTAGCTACATCTCTTCCTACTTCGCTTTTTATTCCTATTTTTCTCCATTGTTTTTTTCGTCTTTGCCAGCTTCCTTGCTTTGTATCTAAAACGCTAAAAGGTGGCTCTATAAACTTATCTCTTAATAAAGGATCGCTTTGCTCTATTTCGCCAAATATATTTATTTGTTTCATAATATACCTCTCATTACATATTGATCAATATCATTATTATCTTGGAAAAAATATTTATAATTCTCAACGGCGGAATAAAACTTCTCTTTTCCTTTATTGATAAAATCCTCGCTAGCTTCAAAGATTGCTATATCGGTACTACCTTTATCTACTACTAAAAAAGTAAACTTCTTTTTATTAAAGAGTCTTAAATATAAATAGGCTTGTAGGTCATAACAGTATTTATCAGCCGCGTACCTAAATCCTCTAAGATCGCTTGATGTTTTATAATCTATAATCGTATCGCCTTTCATAATATCCGCCTTTGCTCTAAATGGTAATCCTTCAAGTAATCCGATCTCGGGAACTTCAAACTCCGAATTATTAAGTAATTTTAAAGCCGCTTCGTTTCTTAATACCGCGTCGGTTATTCTCTCGGTATCTTTTCTTTCTTTTGTTAAGAATACTTCCGCACCTTTAGCGTTCTCTTTTGCTTCTTTGTATATTTTAGTATTCTTACTCGAAGCGTCTACCCAATTTATCTTATCTACTTTTTTAGGCTCGAGTAGCATCCAATGGGCAAGCCTTCCTAAAGATAACGCCGGACTTCCCGAATTAGGATCTCCGTACTTAATTACGTTTCTATAAGTTTTAGGACTTTTAAGAATAGTTTTAAGGCTTGAGCTACTTAAAGCGTGCTTACCTAGATGACCGTAATAAAATTCGTCATCATACATTTGAGTTAATATTTCTTCTTTGCCCCAATGTTCTCCGTTTAATAATGTTATCATATTTATATTTTTTGTCCGCATAAAGGATACAACCTTGTGTAATACTTTGTGCCTTTTTTTATTATTTTGTTTCTTTGTAATTTAATATCGGAATCAGCAATAGCGTCTATCCGGCTATAATAACCAATATCTTCTCTATCCGGGTTATCAATAAGCAACGTACCTATTAACTTACCATCTACGCAATACTCTACGAAATAACCTAAGTCTTTAAATACTTTCATAGTTAAGCTTTTATTTTTCTAAGAGATCGTCTTCTAATTTTAGATAACCTATCAAATATTAGACGACCTTGTTCCGCCTTTATTGAATCGTCTTTTACAATTTCTATAATTGTATCGTGTATCAAACTTGATATAATTAAGTTGTTTTCTCTTTCGTACGAGAGATCGTATAATTCTATTAATTTTTCTATAATATTTGTCATTGTTCTATGTTTTTAAAGGGGAGTTTCCTCCCCCTATTTTTATTATCTCCAAAAAGAATCTAATTGTCTATGTAAGTCGTGACTAGCGTTTTGAAACTCCCAAGATCCTAACTGTTCTCTATCGTTTCTTCTTGTAATTGATATAACATTTACTATTTCGTTAATAGTATTTCTTATAATTGTAGCTTTTAATAGCTCTCCGAGAGTATGAGACTTAAATTCAAAGACTTCAAGTTTTACCTCTTCTCTACTTAATAATTCTAAAAAATCTGTATTTGTTTTTGTTTTCATCTTGTTATTTGTTTGTTAATAATAATCAAATATAAACAAATAATTTAACATACAAACAATTTATTAACTTTTTTGTTGTTTTATCTTTTCTATATATAAGGTAGCGTCCATAAGTTCTTCTTGAAGATGCGTAAGAAACTTATAAAAC